AGGGAGCATCTAGCTAATGGGAATGTACGCTTTTAGGCGTATGAGAGCGAGGAATGAGGCTGCTCAAAAGGCAGCTTCATTAACTCCAACTCTTGAAAAGCCAAAACCAAAACCAAAGCCCAAAAAGGTAAAACTAAATGGCGATAACTCTTGATGCAACTGTTGGTGGTGCAAACGCTAACACCTATATCACTCTTAATGATGCCAACTCTTTTATTGAAGGTTTAGTCCTCAGTGATGACGCTGCTGCATGGGATGGTTCAAGCAACGATAATAAAAATCGTGCATTGTTCACGGCTGCACAAAGAATTGATCGTGAAAAGTTTTTAGGAGCTAGGGTAGACGATACTCAAGCACTTGAGTGGCCTAGATCGGGAGTAAGAAAACCTGATACATACACAAATTTGTATGGCTTATCTTTTCCCAATAGATTAGTTGCTGATTATTATACTGATACTGAAATTCCAGATCGAGTAAAAAATGCACAAGTAATTTTGGCTGTTTATCTCAACAACAACAGAAACGGTTTAGAGTTGAGTGGCCTAGAAGATTTTGCAACAGTCAGTATCGGTAATATAAATGCAACTCCAAGATTTTATGGGGCTGTTGGTATTGATCGAATCCCACCTATAGTTGATCATTACCTAATGGGTATTAGAATAGGTGGAAGAGCAAACTTACAAATCAAGAGGTCTTAAAAATGGGCTACGGCTACCAATACCCAGCAGGGATAATTATTACAGATACAAATGCCCATACTGGCAGATTTGGTAAAGTGCATTGTTTATCAAATGCGGAGGTAACTTTAGTTGCTGAGAACTTAACAGAAAATGGTTCTTCAACTATTAATGGCATTACCATGAAATCATCTTCAGAGATTGAAGGTGTGATCACAAGCATCACCCTTGCAAGTGGTCAGGTCATAGCTTATTCATTATGAGTCTTGCCAACGCACTAAAAAAGGCAGCATCAAAAACTCTTGCCAAGCTTGGAGGTGATGTAACTATCAGACAGGTAACGGCTGGCAGTTATAACACAACCACAGGAGCTATTACAGAATCTTCATCTGATACTACCGTCAAAGGTGCTTTAACAAATGTAAACAGATCTGAGGTTAATGATCTGATTGAATCTCAAGATAAAAGACTTACAATATCAGCAGGGGATTTAACATTTGTACCAACAACAAAAGACAGAGTGGTTATAAGCAGTATTGAATTTAAGATCATTCAAGTTGTTACAAACGAACAAAATAATACAGCTGTAAGTTTTGATCTTATCTTGAGGTAATTATGACAAGACAAATAAGGTTAGATCAAATTGATGATGTGATGAGAGAAGCAGTAGAGGATTTGGTTGCTGCTACTACATTGGAGTGGACTAAAAGAGTGAAAAAAGCAACACCAGTTTTTTCTTTAGACAACTATCCTGATTTAGAATCAATACCCGATTTTTTTACATTGCCAAATGGTCAAGTAGTTCCTTTTAGAAAAGCTCTACTAGAGCATGGGGCTGGTGGTTCACTTCGTGAAGCTTGGAAGACAGAAATCAAACCATTACAAGGAACAGTTACAAATAATTTACCTTATGCAGAACCAGTATGCTTTGGGGTTAACTTACCACCATCATGGCGTAATCAATATCGAACAAGACAAAGAACAGTCCCTGGTTTTCCTGAACTTATAGGCAAAGAGCTTGAACAATATGCTAGAAAACAGTATGAAAGAATTAAAAGAGGAATATAAATGGCTGCTGTAGATTTAAACACCGTAAGATCCACAATAGAAGCAAGACTAGCCACAGAACTTGCATCAAGTCCAGCTATTCCTGTTGTATTCAACAACATGGCATTTGACTCCACAACTGAAGATACTTTTGTTCAATGTCTGACAAGTTTTGGCGCAAATGAATATTTAACTCAGGGAGATACAAGTAGTGCTACAAATAATATTGTCGGTTTAGTGATATTGAATATTTTTACAGAAGAGGGCATTGGAGCAGGTTCTAACTACACGATTGGTAAAAGGCTTAGAGATTTATACAACAGAGTAACAGTATCCAACGTAATTTTTGATTCTCCCGTAGGGCCAGAAGTATTTGCATCAAGTCCAGAAGGTAAGTTTCAAACACAAATCAGAATCACATTTGGAATATACGAGGATTTGTAATTATTAAAAAGATGTAAAAACGTCAGAAAAAGGTTAATATATTTATAAATCTTTCTTTTTTTTTGTTATGGCAAAGGTTAAAGGTGATGTTGGGCAGGTTAAATTTGATGATGCTGGCTCTTCAGTTAACCCTGTATTAGGAACTACAAGCTGGTCAATGTCTATTACCAAAGACATTCAGGAAACGACAGCACAAGGCGACACTTTCAAACAGTTTGTTGGTGGTCTTATTGAAGGTGAAGGCAGCGCAGAACTTCTATATGACGATTCAGCCTCAGGTGAGACAGCAACTTTTGTAGATGGTGTTTTGACAACTGGTGATCTTGGCACAGCAGCCTTTGAACTTTTCCCAGACAGTACAAGTGCCACAAAAAAAATATCATTTAATGGTATCATCACAAGTTTTGATCAAAGTTCTTCTCTTGGTGAAGCTAATACCATCAGCATCACATTTAAGCCAACTGGAACTATAACTTCAGCAATCTAATTTATTTATTAATCAACCCCAACTTATGGCAAATCAAAGAACAGCAGATCTCATTATTGGAGCTTTCAAAGATGAGATGACAACCAGAAGAAAGTATGTATTAGAAACTCCTAATGGAACTAATATAGATTTATATTTTCCACCGATTACAAGGTTTGACAGACAAAAAGCACAGCAATTAGCAGGAACTGATGAAGCATTAACTGTTTCTACACAATTACTTTGTAAGATGGCACAAAAGGAAGATGGCACGCCAGCTTTTGATATGTCAGATGCACCTATTTTACAGAGATCAGTACCTGAAAAAGTTTTAAATGATTTAGAACTATTTTTATTTGATGTAACACTTGATCTTGACACAGCAAAAAACGAATAAAGCGAGATGGGTGGCTAAATTTTGAGTTTTTTCTCGCAACAGAACTTGGTAAGACAGTACATGAACTTAGAAATTCTTTATGTGAAGAAGAATTAATATACTGGGTTGCATATTATGAAAATAAATATGAACAAGAAAAAAGGGCGCAGCAACGACAAAAACAGAAATTAGGGTAAACTAAGATAAAGACGTTTTGTATTTGTGGCACAAGCTAATGTAAGACTTACTGTTGATGCTAGTGGTGCAACTAGAGCCTTACAGGGTGTTCAGAATAAGACTAATCAATTACAAAAAGCGTTTGGTGGTTTAAGAACTGCCATTGGTGGTATTGGCTTAAGTTTATTAGGAAAAAATGCAATACAAACAGCAACTAATTTTGAAAAATTAAATGTAAGATTAGGATTATTAACTAAACAATCTGGAACTTTTGCAAGATCTCAACAAATAGCTGCAAATGCACAAAGAGCTTTTGGATTAAGTTCTACAGAGGCACTTGAAGGAATTACTAATATTACTGCACGATTAGCACCTTTAGGTGTAGGAGTAGAAGATATAAAATCTACATTTTTTGGTTTTAACACTGCTGCTAAATTAGCAGGTGCTTCAACAATAGAGGCATCAAACGCATTTAGGCAATTAGCTCAGGCTTTAGGTTCTGGAAGGTTACAAGGTGATGAATTTAGAAGTATATCTGAACAAATCCCAACAATACTTCAACCTATTGCAGAAGAATTAGATACAGATATTGGAAAACTAAAAGAATTTGCTTCACAGGGAAAATTGACAAGTGATGTTGTACTTAGAGCACTAAGAAAAATAGAAAAAGATGGTGCTCCAGCATTGAAAGAATTAATTAAAAACGACCCGACAATGGTATTTAAAATGCTAAGTAACGAAACTGAAAATTTATCAAGAGCTTTTGGTGATACATTAATTCCTGTTGTATTACCTGTGATTAGAGGAATAACTAGATTAACTGAAGTTGCAACTAACTTTATAAATTCTCCTATCGGCAAAACAACAGCAATATTTACTGGGATAGCATTAGCATTCAAAGCTACAACTGTAGCAGCTGGATTATTATCCGCAGCGAAAACTATTCTTATTGCTAAATTTGCAGCAACATCCGCAGGTGCTATAGCTTTAGCAAAGGCAAATGCAACTGCTGCCCTTTCAACTAAAGCACTTGCCATCTCTACAGGAGCTTTAGCAATAGCCATGAACGCCTTACCATTAATTGCCTTGGCCTCTGCTATTGGATTAGTAACGACTGCTATTATTAAACAAAATCAAGAGAGAAAGAAAACAAATCAATTAATAGAAGAAGGAAATCAAGAGGCAATCAAAGCAGAAATAACACGTTTAGAAATAGCTTTAAGAAGAAAACAAGAACAAAAAAGGGGTGCAGGTTTATTAAATGAACAAATAAGAAATCTTCAAAAAGAAATAGAAATTATGAAGCAAAAATTAGGCGTGGCAAAAGAACAAGAAATACAAGATAAAAAGAATGAAGAACAATTAGAAAGGATAAAAACTTTATATGGATCTATTGCTGATAGTATAGAGACAGGGTTAGTTGATGCGATTCAAGGTGCAATAAATGGTACTAAAACTCTTGGAGATGTTGCCCGTAGTGTATTTTCACAGATTCAAAGATCTCTTATTCAGTTTGGAGTAAATGCTTTCTTAGGAGGTTTACCTGGAGATGTAGGAAAATTTTTCTCAGGAGAGAGAGCAAATGGTGGGCCTGTCTTATCTGGTAAAAGTTATTTGGTGGGAGAACGTGGCCCTGAAGTATTTACACCAAATACAGCAGGTATGATTTCTTCAAATAAATCATTAGGAGGAGGGTCTACAAATGTAGTGGTAAACGTAGATGCTTCTAATTCTAATGTTGAAGGTGATCAACAGCAAGGCCGAGAACTTGGCCGTGTGATTGCTGCTTCGGTACAATCTGAGCTAATACGACAAAAACGCCCTGGAGGTTTACTTGCATAATGGCTACATTTCCCTCGATACAACCTACCTATGGGATGCAGAAAAGATCTGCACCTAATACCAGAACAGTACGTTTTGCAGATGGTTATGAACATAGATTATTGTTTGGCCTTGCGGAACATCAAAACCCAAAAATCTTTAACTTGACTTTTGAAGTCTCAGAAACGGATGCAGACACTATAGAAACATTTTTAGATGCAAGAGCAAATGATAGCGCAAGTTTTGATTTCACTCCTCCAGGAGAGGCTAGTTCATCTAAGTTTGTATGTGAAGCATGGAATAAATCAATACCTTACTTAAATAGAGCGAGAGTACAGGCAACTTTTAGAGAAGTATTTGAGCCATGAGCACAACAAAATATGTAAGCGAGTTACAAAATGTCAATCCTAGTGCAGTCATTGAATTATTTGAGTTGGAGTTAACTCAGGCAGTTCATGGTAGAGATCAGACATATTATTTTCATGCTGGTTCAAGTCTTAATTTGAACGGTAAAATAAAATGGAATGGTAATAATTATGAAAGATTTCCTGTTCAGGCTGAAGGTTTTGAATACAAAGGTGGTCAACTGCCAAGACCTACTTTAACTATCAGTAATGCCACAGGTCTCATAACTACCGTACTACTAGAAGTAAATCAGTTTAGTGTAGGAAATGATCTTATCGGTGCAAAACTTACTAGGAAAAGAACTTTGGCAAAATTTCTTCCTAATGATAATTTTGATGGCGACAACCCATCAGGTGCGGTTGATGAGAATGTCGAAGATGCTCAACAGATATTTACAGTTGCAAGAAAAGCATCAGAAACAAGAGAAATTGTACAGTTTGAATTGGCTGCCGCTCTTGATATGGCAAATGTAAAATGCCCTAATAGAATATGTACTAGAAAGGATTTCCCATCTATTGGTACGTTTATTGGATGAATTGGAAAGAATCTGCTCTTATTCACGCAAAAGAACAAGACCCTAAAGAGTCCTGTGGTCTTTTGTTAAATATTAAGGGTAAAGAAAGTTACCACCCTTGTCGTAATCTTTCAATGACACAACATCAGTGTTTTATTATTGATCCAGAAGATTATGTAAAGGCAGATAATAGAGGTGAAATAATTGCAGTGATTCATAGTCATCCAATAACTCCACCAAGTCCTAGTCAGGCTGATAAGGTCAGTTGTGAGCAGAGTGGCTTAGTATGGCATATTGTTAACCCTAAAACCGAAGAGTGGGGATATTGTGAACCTACAGGATATAAAGCACCATTACTGGGTAGGCAATGGGTATGGGGAATTTCTGACTGTTGGTCGCTTGTTCGTGATTGGTATAAAGAAACTAAAAACATAGAGCTAAGAGATTGGGAAAGACCTATAACTCTAAAAGATTTCAATAAAGACCCTATGTTTGAAAGATGTGCTTGGAGAACTGGTTTTAGACAGTTAAGACCAGAAGAACAGTTACAAAATGGTGATCTTTTATTTATGAGTATTTTCGGCAAAGGATTAAATCACGTTGCTATTTTCCTAAATGGGGAGGTTTTACATCATTTAACCGATAGACTATCTTGCAGAGAGCCTTATTCTGCTTGGCTGCAAAAATGTACAGGAGCAAAGTATCGTTATGTTGACTAAATTAAAACTTTATGGCGATTTAGGTGAGTTTATTGGTCATAAGGAATTTGAAATTAATGCCAACACCCCTGCAAAAGCAGTAAGTTTTTTAATTAATAATTTTCCACAGGCAGAAGCATATATGAATGATAGGAATTACGCAGTATTAGTTAATGATACTGAGATTGATAGGACTGAATTACATGATCTGTCAGGAACACAAGAAATAAAATTTGTTCCTGTAATTAGTGGTGCTGGTAGTGGTTTTAATAAGTTTCTTCTTGGCGCAACATTAATAGGAGCATCATTCTTATTCCCTGGTGCTGGTTTGTTTGGCAAGGCTGGAGCAGAACTAACAGGAGGTGCTGTTACTGGATTTGCTGCAGGTGTTGGAACAGGTTTAAGTTTTATAGGTGCTTCTTTAGTTTTAGGTGGTGTAAGTGAAATGCTTTTCCCTTTACCAGAACCTCCTGATCTTGAAGGTGATCCGAGAGTTTCATTTACTTTTAGTGGGCTGCAAAATACTTCGAGGGCTGGAACTCCCGTCCCAATTTGTTTCGGAGAAATCCTGACTGGCTCAGTGGTGATCAGTGGAGACATTACAACTGATGAGGTGGAAGTATGACCGAAAATATTATTAGAGGCTATGGTGGTGGCGGTGGAGATAAACCAAAAATTACCCCAGATAATCTAAATTCAAGACAGCAATTAAGAGTTTTAGATCTTTTATCGGAAGGTGAGATTGAAGGTTTTGCCAGTCCATCAAAAGAAGGGCTTACACAAGGAACTACTGCTTATAATAATGCCTGTTTAAAAGATATTTTTCTGAGTAATACACCAGTTTTAGAATCAACTGCTGATTCCTCCGACCCTAGTGACAGTGATTTTAATTTTGCTGATGTGGGTTTTGATGTAAGATTTGGTACTTCTAATCAAACAAAAGTTAAAGGTGTAAGGGCAACAGGTAGTCCAACAGTAGTTGGTGTAACAGTAACTAAATCTTTAACAAACGGTGTTACAAGACAGATTACAGACACCACAGTAGACCAGGTAAGGGTTATATTAGATTTTCCACAATTACAAAAAATCACTTCCAAAGGAGATCAGTTAGGTTCAAAAGTAGAGTTAAAAATTAAAGTTCAATATAATAATGGTGGTTATACAACATTAATAACTGATACTGTTAAAGGTAGAACTACAGACTTATATCAAAGAAGTTATTTAATTGATTTAACTGGTTCGTTTCCAGTAGATATAAGAGTCACAAGAGAAACTGCTGATAGTACTGACACTAATGAAGTTAATACATTCAGCTGGAACTCGTATATTGAATTAAAAGATGATAATCTTACTTATCTTGATAGTGCATATACTTCTTTAAAACTAGATTCAAAACAATTTAGTTCAGTTCCACAAAGGACTTTTCGTATTAGAGGTATAAAAGTAAGAATTCCTTCCTCGCAAGGTGCGAGCGGTATTTCTGGCAGTTACAATCAATCAGGTTTTAGGGTTACTGTAGATAGCACAAGTCATGGTTTTGTTGCTGGCGATTCTTTTGTTTTTACACCAAATGCAGGAGCAACACCTACTGGATCTTATACGGTAATAGCCAACACTGTAACTGCCGATCAATTTCAATTTGATGTAAGTGTTTCTCAAACTGTTGCTGGTAGTCCAACTTGCACTCTAACTCCTACTTGCAGCGTTGATAGTACAACAGGTCGTATTATTTATCCAAGTAGTTATGTATTTGATGGCACTATGGGCGCTGCTGTTTGGACCACATGCCCTGCAATGATATTACTAGATTTGATGACAAATAAAAGATATGGATTTGGAACTCATTTAGCACCTGATCAAACAACAGATGCAAAATTATATGAAAATATTGATTTGTTTTCTTTTTTTAATGCAAGTAGGTTTGCTAATGAATTAGTTGATGATGGAAGAGGTGGAGAGGAGGCTAGATTTAGTTGTAATGTGAGTATTCAAAGTTCTAGTGAGGCATTTAAATTAATTAATGAATTAGCTGGTGTCATGAGGTGTATGCCTATTTGGTCTGCTGGTTCTATAAGTCTTACTCAGGACAAACCTAAAGACCCCAGCTATTTATTTAATTTATCTAATGTAACTGAAGCTGGATTTTCTTATTCAGGCAGTGATTTAAAAACTAGAAGCACAATTATAAATGTTTCATATTTGAATATGGAAACAAGAGAAATTGATTATGAAACTGTAGGGGATGATGTTACAGGTGATAATCCAAATCAAGATGATATAGATAGACAGGCTAAGTATGGAATTGTTGTTAAAAATATAAAAGCATTTGCTTGTACAAGTCCAAGTCAAGCCAGAAGATTAGCAAGGTCAGTCTTATTCAGTCAGGAAAGAGAATCTGAAGTTGTATCCTTTTCAACATCAATAGATACTGGTGTTATTGTTCGCCCAGGTTCTGTTATTGAAATTGCTGATCCTGTAAGGTCAGGTGTAAGAAGAGGAGGGAAAGTAAAATCTGCCACTACTTCAGAAATTACTATTGATGATATAACTTCTGTAAATTTACAGACAAGCACTTTAGGATCAAACCCAAAATTATCTGTTATCTTACCTGATGGAACTATGGAAACTAAAGCAGTTTCTACTTTAGAAGGAGCAGTTTTTACAGTTTCTGGTACATATTCACAAACACCAAATGCCAACACAGTTTGGCTGTTTCAAAATGACGATGTCCAATCACAATTATTCAGGGTTATCAGCGTCAGTGAAAGTGATGGTGCAGTTTATAATATTACAGCCTTGTCATATGTGAGCAATAAATATGATGCGATTGAAGTGAATGAAACCATAGAAGATAGGTCTATAACTATTCTAAACAATCCTGTTAATCCACCAACAAATCTAAAAGCTGTTGAAAAAATTGTTGCTATAAATAATAAAGCAGTCTCAAAAATTATCATTACATGGGAGGCCGTTAGTGGTGTTAATGAATATCAAGTCAATTACAGATTAGATGACAATAATTTTACAAGTGTAAGAGTTTTAAGTAATGATTTTGAAATATTCAATTCCTCTGCTGGTACTTATGAAATTGAAGTTTTTGCATACAATACTTTAGGGGATATAAGCTCTACTGCGACCACACTGGACTTTGTTGCTCAAGGTAAAACAGCACCACCTTCAGACATTACTGGATTATCTTTAGAGCCTATAAATGATAAAGATGTCAGGCTTAGATGGGATTTGCATCCTGATGTTGATGTTATCCATGGAGGACAGATATATGTCAGGCATAATACGCTTGTTGATGGAACTGCAACATTTCAGAACTCTACAAATTTAATTCCAGCACTTGCAGGTAATTCAACTCTTGCGGTATGCCCAGCAATTGAAGGTGAGTATATTTTAAAAGCGAGAGATGACAACGGTAATTTTAGTTCAGGTGAAATAAGTGTTATTCTAGATATGCCAGAAGAAATAGAACCTTTAGCAGTATTAACAAGAAGAGAAGATTTAGATGACCCAATATTTCAAGGTACAAGAAGTGACACTGTTGAAGTAAGAACAGATACAGCAAGTATTGATTTAACATCGACAGGTTTATTTGATGACATAACAGACTTTGATGCCCTTGCATCTTTAGATGATTTCGGAGCGATTTCATCAGAAGGCACTTATGACTTTGGTGGTACGGCAGGTGGAACTGCTTTAGATTTAGGTGCTGTTTATAATCTTGAATTAAAAAGACATATTTTTGCAGAGGGTTTTATTCCTAATAATCTTTTTGATTTTATTACAGATATTGATTTAATGACAGATTTTGATGGCGTTAACGCTTTTGATTCTGCTGCTGATTTATTGGTCAAAACCTCTGGAAATGCTTCAACATATTCTCCCAGTGGTACGTATACACAATCAGGAGGAACAGAAGTTACTATAGATATTTCAAATCACAATTTTAAAGTTGGTAGTTTTGTCAGTTGTGATTTTACATCTGGAACTGCTACAGATGGTGAATTTGAAATTACATCTATTGTCAATGCAAATCAATTTAAAGTAGAAGTGACAAATGCTGTATCAACTAGTGGTAATGTTACTTGTGGGGCAGATTATACACCATTTCAAAGTTTTGCTAATGGTAGATTCAAGGGGCAGTCTTTTAAATTTAGAGCAAAGTTAACCAGTAATAACGTAAACCAGGATATAAAAGTTACTCAACTTGGTTATACAGCCAGTTTCCCAAGAAGAACAGAACAAAGCACATCAAATATTGCATCTGGTGCAGGTGCGAAGGCTATTACATTCGATAATGAGTTCTTTACAGGAACTTCAGCTTTGGGTGGTGTTAACAGTTCGTTACCATCCATTGGAATTACTGCACAAAATTTAGCCAGTGGAGATTTCTTTGAACTTTCTTCAATTAGTGGGGCGGGCTTTACCGTTACCTTTAAAAATAGCTCTGGTAGTGCAGTTGATAGAAATTTTGGGTTTACTGCTGTTGGATTTGGCAAAAAAGGGTAGAATAAACCTATTATTACTTAACTAAGATGGCTAGAGTAGATGCAGTCGGTGGTTCGGGCTATGTAATTGATAATGGCACAGGTTTGAACGTCAGGACAAAGCTTAATCAAATTACTGCTGCTATAAACTCATTAAATAGTGGCACTGGCGATCCATCAATTAATACAGCTTTCCAACCACATATAAATACAAGTACAAGTGAACTTAAAATAAGAAATGCAGCAAATGATGGATATATAACATTAGGGAAAATTAATGAGGCTAATTTTGGCCTATTACCATTAACAGGTGGCACAATATCTGGGACGTTAACTCATAACTATACAGGTGCAATGCGTTTGCCTGTAGGTACTACAGCAGAAAGACCAGGTAGCCCTGCGGCTGGTGATTTTAGATATAACAGCACAACTAACAAGGTTGAATTTCATAATGGGTCAAGTTTTACCAATGCCAGTATGGATGATTTCACCCAAACAGGAACTGGTGCTAGTGCAAGAACATTTCAAAGTAAAGGTGAAGATATTCTTTCTGTTAAAGATTTTGGTGCGACAGGTGATGGAAGTACAAATGATACAACAGCAATACAGGCAGCTATAAACGCTGCCACTGGAAGTAGTAAGGTTTATATTCCCAAAGGTACTTATAGAGTAAACAAAACGATAGAAATTCCTAGTAATAGCCATCTTGTCGGTGATGGAAAATCTACTGTTATAAAAATGATGGATAGTGTAGGTCGTGATACTACATTAATGAGAACTGGAAAAAGAGCCGTCACTATAACAGGAACATATGCACAATCAGGAACTACTGTTACTGTCACGATCACTGGAAATCATACGGTTACTAATGCCGATGGATCTGCTAGAACAAATTATTCTGTCTTAGCACCTGCTGTTCAAAGATTAGTCACGGCAGATTTTACAACAGGTAGCAGCACAGATGGTACTTATGAAATAACTGCTGTGGATTCTAGTGCTGGAACTTTTACTTTCACTGTGGCCAACTCAGTAACAACCAGTGGCAATGTTTCGGTGACTATTGGAGGAAAAGTACAATATGTGACGATTGAAGATATGACATTAGATTTTAACAGCCAAAGACATTCTGTATCTGGTGGTGAAAGATTGGAAGATACAATTACTGATGTAGCCTTTACTGATGGTGATGCTTTACAAGATAATAATGCAACTACTTTATCTATTTGTTTTACAGAATATGCACTTATTAAAAATGTAAGATGCCTAGATGCGTATAAGCATTGTCTTGATATAACCGCACCAAAATATAAAAGAGGTAGTAATGGTGCAACTTATGATGCTGATCCATCAAAATTTATTACTGTAGAAAATTGTTTCGTTAAAGGTGCTGGTGATGATAATTTAACAACGCATCATTCCTCAGATCTTTTGATAACTGGATGTAGATCAGAAAGACCAGCAGGGCATCTTGTCCCTCAGAACTCTAACTGTTTTGAAGTTGATGATGGCAGTAGAAACGTAACTCTTACAAACAATACTGCGATAAAAGGTATAAAAGGGATGCAGATTAAAGGTCATAATTATGCACCCGCACCATATAACGTAGTTGTTGATGGATTAAGGGCTGTGAACTGTAATATGGGTTTAGATATACGACACAGTGGTTTTCACGGAAATGACAGTACTGGATTTACAGGCGATGGATCTACCGCAGCTTTTACATTACCTTCAGGATTTGGAGATACTCCAAGAGTATATGTAGGAGGTACTTTAAAAACTATAACAACACATTATACAGTATCTGGAACGACACTTACCTTTACATCAGGCAATATACCAGCTGCACCAACTATTTCTGGTGAAAAAAATATTGTTGTTTACAAAACAGCAACAGCAAATGAAGATGAAGATGACCAGATTACAGATGACGATGGCAATGTCATAAGATTTACTGGTTCAAGTCCAACAGCACGAAATGTTTCTGTTTCAAACGTAACTATAATTGCTCCATTGGAGATAAAAAATACAAAAACTGGTGAAAGTGAAACAACACATAATCCTGATTATTGTATTAGATGTGTAAGTTATGAGAATGTACAATTTACAAATATTGTATGTTCTGATGGAAGTTTAGATTTAGCTGATGATTTTGAAGATTATGTAGCTACTACTTTTGATGGTAGTGGTGCTAAGAGTGGTGGCGGAGTTAGCTCAGACAGTGTATTTAGATTGTTTTTTGGTGCATCTAATGTATTAATACAAAATTTATCAATTTTTGGATTTTCTGATTTAGAAAAAGGTTTTTATATAAGTACCAGTTTTTCAAATAATTTTTATCTTGATGGTTTTAATTGTGTATCAGGCCCGAAATTTCCTATAAGATGCCTAGGAAGTTCAGCAACTTATGAAGGATTTATAACCAATTTTTTAATAAAGGGAAGTTCTGGAACACCAACTACACTAAATCAAAGTGATTTAGGTACAACTGGCAGCCCAAGAAACCTAGAACAAAAAGCTGCTGGAATTAGAATCACTGCAAGCAATGTTTCTGTTGGACAGGGCAGTGTAAATAGAGTTAAAGATGGTAGCGGTAATACAACAACAGGTTATGACGTTGCCGTTAAAGGTGGTTTAGGAGCAACAGATGATGCCCAACCAGCACCTTTTACATTATCTAGGGCTATGCGTTCCACCAGTGGAACTGAAACCGTACCTCAATCTGCAATCAGCTTAGACCTTCAAGAACGTGATGGCCAAGATTTAGGTAAAGGTGAAGGCTTAAAAATATCATGGCGAAAACAAGAGGTGGGAGATGACGATCCAGAGGAAATTTGTTTTCTTGGCTCTTTCAAAGAAGAAACTAGTGATACTGATGATGATTATTCTTTAGTAGTAGGAACAACCACAACTGCTGGTACTGTAAGTAAAAAATTTGAATTTACATCTGGTGGTAACTTTATACCTTCTGATGATAATTCTCAAGATTTAGGATCATCAAGTAATAGATTTAATGATGTTTTTGCAACAAATGCTTCTATTCAAACATCAGATGAAAGACAGAAACAAGATTTTGAATCTATAACTGAAGCAGAAAAAAGAGTGGCAACAGTCTTAAAAGGTAAATTGAAAAAATACAGATTCAAAGATGCTGTGACCTCTAAAGGTGAAAGTGCAAGAATACATTTTGGAATAGTTGCACAGGAAATAAAAGCAGCGTTTGAGGCAGAGAGTTTAGATCCAGCTACTTATGGAATGTTCTGTTATGACGAGATGTTTACAACAGATGAAGAGGGTAACAAAACAAAAGTAAGTGACAGTTATGGTGTTAGATATAGTGAGCTTTTTGCTTTTATCTTAGCTTCAACTTAAAATACAACTAAACAGGAAAAGAAATGGCAACACATGACTATATAATCTCAAATGGAACAGGGAGTGTCATAAGAGCAGACATTAACAATGCCTTATCTGCAATTGTCAGTAATAACTCAAGTAGTAGTGAACCAGCAACGAAATACGCGTATATGTGGTGGGCTGATACTTCTGCTGGACTGCTTAAGATTAGAAATTCTGCTAATGATGCGTGGATTACTTTGTTTGAACTTGATGGGACATTGACACTGGAAGATGGTTCAAATTCTGCTCCCGCACTAAGTTTTAGAGATGATTCAAACACAGGTATATTTTCAAGTGCTGCTGATAATTTAGATATCACTACAGGTGGTACTACTAGGGTTAATGTAAGTTCAGCAGGGATAAATGTTACTGGAACGGTAACTGATGACGGGGCAACTCATGATGGAGATGTAACCTTCACAGGAGACAGTGCAAATATAATTTTTGATAAGTCTGATAACAACTTAGAGTTTGCTGATAATGCTAAAGCAACTTTTGGAAGTTCGCAGGATTTACAGATATACCATGACGGATCACAGAGTGTTATAAAAGACAACGGTACTGGACAACTTCTTATAAGTGGTGAAAATACTGTTGCAATTACAAATGCTGCTGGAACTGAAAACTACGCAAGATTTTTAAAAAATGGTGCTGCGGAACTGTATTTTGACAATGTAAAGCGTTGCGAAACATCAGCAGATGGCTTGGATTTACCAGATAACAGTAAGTTACAGCTAGGAGATTCGCAGGATTTAAAAGTATATCATGACTCAACAAACTCATACCTTGATAACTCTACAGGTATTACATTCATAAGAAATACTGGCACTAATGGTAGTCAAATACAGTTATTAAGCGATAATGGTGGCATAAAAATTCAGGGCAAAACAGGAGAACAATCAATAGTCGTTGATTCAAACGGAGGAGTGGACATCTATTTTGACAACACAAAGCGTTTTGAGTCAACTGACTTTGGGTGTACTGTTCAAGGCGGTATTACATTTGGATCTGATACTGCTGCTGCTAACCAATTAGATGATTATGAGGAAGGTGTATTCACGCCTTCACTAGAGTTTGGGGGTGCTACAACAGGTATCACTTACAGCAGTATGCGTGGTGGATCTTATGTAAAAATTGGGAGACAGGTAACAGTAAACTTTGGTTTTACATTAACAAGTAAAGGTTCGGCATCAGGTGATGCAACTATAGCTGGTTTACCTTTTGCTGTAGAAGATCTTTTAAGTGCAACAAGTGTTGAAGCAAGTGGTATCT